AAGCATCTCATGGTTTCCAGGTATTAAAATTATTTCTTCATGCTCTAGTGCTCTAAGGAAGTCATACATCAAACACACTTCTGGCATAGTAGGCTTAGCTACATCAAGTAAGTCTCCACCAATTACCAATGTCTTTTCTTTGTACTCATTTAACTCTTTTGCTAGTAGCATTACTCGATTGTGTTGCCACTCACTAGGTACGTTCTTTTGTCCTAATTTTATGTGAATGTCGGCTACGAAAATATGATCCATGTAATTCCTTAAAAGAAGGGTGACTTTCGCCACCCTCTTCGAACTAATTAGTCTTCTAGTTCGTTCATTGCTTCTGCTGTCGCTTCTGCTTCAGACTCTGAGTTTTCCGCCGGAGCACCTTCTAGGTGAACTTTAAGACGAGCACGTTGGTCTTCTGCTGTTTCACGTGGGAAAATTTCAGCCATTGGTTTAAGGTCTTTAACCTTTTCCATGTACTCCTCTGAAAGAGGCTCAGATACAAAGCTGAATGGGTCTACATCGTAAGCTACGTTGAACACTTTAGGGCCAGTTTTCTTACGCTCTACTGTAATCCAGCAACCTTTCTCGTAGCTAGTTGGGTTGATTTTTTGCTTTTTAGCAAACTTGATGATATCTTGTAGCATACCTTTCTTAAGAGTTAGTACCTCTAGGTTGCCTGTTGCTTCGTTTAATACTTGGCAACGGTATCCCCAACCGCAACGTAAGTCATTACCTTTACCATCCTGTAGGTTAAGCTCTTTAACAGGGTCTGGTAGGCTAGAATTAAACTTCTCTGTGTTACGATCGAACTGCAAGCATTCAAATGAGCGGTCGTCGCCAGTTGCCCCTTTCACCCAGTAAAAGTAACCTGGTAGAATGTCACCAACAATACGGAAACGGTTAGTGCCGTCTTGTAGTTTCATGTAAGTAACTTTAGAGCCTTTTTTAGCTTCGCCTTGTAAATCGTCAAATGATAGCATATGTATTTATTCCTTATTTAAAATAATTTCTGTTTCTGTTATAGTAATCAGGGGGTTGGTTTCTAACTCCCCTAGTTTAATCCAGTTTGGGATAAGCCCTCTACTGAGTGTTTTTCTTTGAGACTCTGCGTAGTCATCATAGTTACGTAACGCAGCAAGTCCTAAGTATTGAGCCTTATGTAAGGCAGAAGCTTTAGATTTAAGTAAGCCCTCTTCATTTATTAGGAAATCGTTGCCACGTCTGTTTTTTGTTAGCTCGAAAGCTCGCAGTATTTTCTTAGGCATTCCTGCACCTAATATGTAACAGTATTCATAATCGAAGTATGTCATTTTGTTTTAATCCCTCAATTTGAAAAGTCATTATATACATAATAGATCGAAATGTCAAGAAATATTTTAATTTTATTTGCACTACAGGGTATCTAGATTATTAACCTTTCCAAATACTTCTGTGTTTAAAACTCTACCACAATCTTCGCAGTGAGTTATTTTGCTTACTATTTTCTTACCTGACCCAGACAAACCACCGTTGCTCAACTTGGTTACGGTATTGTTATGTTCGCAGGAGGCCATTTTCTGTATAAACTTCTCTATACCTGTAGATAGTATTTGCCAATACTTTCCATGGTCTCGCATGCTAGGGTCTACTAAGTCTTTAGAAACCTCTGCAAGTATGAGGTTAAGTGTAGCGTTAGCTAATTGTTTGCTCATGTTGTTTCACCAAGTCCAGCATTGCCGCCCTGCTCATTTCTTTAACTTCCCAGCCCTCTCTTGTATACAGAGCTTTCCTGTTATAGAACTGTCTTCTAGCTGTCTCACCCTCTAGTCTTATATCTACCACTATAGGAGATAGCTTACCATCGGCAGGTCTTTGAACCCTACCAATAAGCTGTTCTAGTAGTTCTTCGGAACTGATCAAAGAACCTGCAACTAGAGCAGATAGTTCATTAAGGGATACACCCTCAGAGAATATAGACTGCGTTGCACATAGTGATAATGCCTTTCCTTGTTTAACAGCATTCATGACTATCTCCCGCTCTTCAGCGGTGGCGGCCATATTCTTAGCTATTATTAAACTATAAGGTAACGCTTTGTGAGCTTTTTCTAAAAACTCCACCCTATCTGCAACTACTAAAACTCTGTGCCCTAGTTGCTCCAATATCTTAGTTATGAAAATAACATCACTTAAATGTCGTGGGTCTTCCATAACTGCGTTGGCGCGGCGTGCCCACGGAATCATAGAGTTGGATGGAATTTGTACTGCTGACCTATAAACCCACACAGTAGGCTTCATACGGTTTTCATCTTTACCAACAAACCTCTTAGAACCAAAGAAGTCGTTAAACAGTACGTGTTTACCGTCTCGTCTGGTCAATGTACCACTAAGACCTATTTTTATAGATGCTCTAGATACGTTCAGAACTTTGGTAAATGTATTGGCAGAACAATGATGGCATTCGTCGATTATCAGCATTCCATATGTACCGCTTTCTTTTTGGATAATCTTCTCTACTGTTTGTATATTACCTACGGCTATTGGTGATTCTGGGTTTATAACCCTCCCTCCTCCGATAACACAAGGCTCTATACCAAAGTGCTGTTTTATTTCCTTAACCCACATATCACGTATAACTGTGGTAGTAGTTACTATTAAGGTTTTTAACTGGTACTTAGCTATTAAGCCCATAGCACATATGGACTTACCCCAACCCGGTTTACAGTTGATAATACCAGACATACCATCGCTGAAATAATCATTAGCTTCTGCTTGATTCTCTCTTAGCGTAAAACTAGGTTCTGGTATGTCAGCGTCTTCGTAGCTTCTCTTATCTACAATTTCGTAATCTTCTGGTATTAAGTCTACCCTACCCGCTGGGAAGGTAACAACCGTATCAGATATTCTAGTAAGGTGTCTAATAACCAAAGGAAACTCTGAGATAGGTTGTTGATTTATTTCATAAGTTAGTTCGGACTCTAGCTTGTGCTGTAAGTCCGAACCCTTAGAACAGTTTAAATATATCTTGTTAGATATTACTGCCTTTTTTCTCATATTTTTGTTCTAACTGTTTTGAACTCTGGAAGCTCCTTGGAAGTTATTAAATCAATTAAAAAGGTACGCCTACCTACTTCAACATAGGCTATATGGGTGTACTGACCGTCAATAGATACAAATGTTCTATTGGTTTCTAAAACCTTATACGCTCGATGCCCTGTTTGAGTTAGCCAAGATGCTCTTATCTTGGCTATTTTAATATTATAGAACTTAGCAGGCTTATATAAAATCATACGACCTGTGCTATCTATAAACTCCCTATGTTTAGAACGAATAACCTGACCTATTGT